ATGAAAAATAAAATTCGGCGGTTAGTGTCAATCCTTTCCGCTATGGTGCTTATGGTCTGCTGTGCCGTTCCTGCGTTTGCTGATGATACAGTAACTAAAAATGACTTGTCAAGTGTTAAGTGGTCTATTGTTAGTAAATCTTCTGACATTCCGCATTTTACTGATGTTTATAATTATTTTCAGTCAACCATTTCTAAAACCGATAATTATATAGCTGTTTATGGTAAAAAATCTGACGGCACATCAGAAACTAATATACTCTATTTCGACCCAACTGCTATTGCATATTATAGCTTTACAAATAATCGATTTTTGTTTGGCTCAAACTATGAGTATGATTCTCAGCGTTTACTATTTCAATTTGATTCATCCGATAATAATACTCAAAGTGTTGGTTATGGTGGTTGGGAAGTTACTAAACCAAATGGCTTTATAAAATCTCAATGCCGTGCATTAATTAATCTTAATGACTATGTTCAATCAACAGTTAAAGTATATTTCCATACAAAAGTATATGATTTTGATAACATAGAAAACGAATTAGACCCCAACGCCCCACCAACTCCCTTTACTGTCGATTACTCCCCCACTCTCTCCGAGGGTATGAGCCGTAAGGGAACACTTGTCGCTCCAGGTGCAAGCAATGACGGACAGGAAATTGAAAGCAATGGTCTTAACGTCCGTGTCACACTAACGGACGAATTTTTAAAACTCCGTGACAGCTATGATGAACTTAAAGATTATACATATGAATTTGTATGTTATATTACTACTTCCCCCCCTGAAAAGTCGTCTTATGAAGAAAGCGTTAAAAACGCTGTTTATACCTCGTTGGACTATGGCAAATATATGTATACTACAAGTGGCGTTGTTGATGATGTTACGGACGATAACAAAGAGCCTACGGAATGGATAAAGGCAGAGGGCATAAATGCTGGCTATATAATTGGCAAGGGTGGCTCTGTCAAGAATGTTACTATCAATCTTGAAAATCTTGATAGTTCACAGTTCACAGCCGATACAAAGCTTTATATCGTGGTATATGGTCGCTTAACCTCTCTTTCAGTTCCTACCCCTGATTACTTCGACCTTGACAATCAAGGTTATTTGTGCAATCAAGGTTCTTTAAATACAAAGCAGATTGTAACAGTAAATGCTGACCCCGAAACAGGCGAGGGAACAGACGTTGTAATGCCTGACTACTATTGTGTAACGTCAACGGCATTTAATTATAAAGATTATCCTGAATATAAGCCGAAAATCTTCAAGAATGGTGCTGAAATGGATACAAACAAGCCGTTTACTGATTACCTTGATAAGAAGTTGACTCCTGATTATATGTATGATTATGATATGGATAAAAACGGAGAAAGCGGTCTTGCTCCTGACGATTTCGAAAAGTATGAGGAACAAAAAAATCTTGATAAAAATTTCGGTTCTGTTGATTTCGGACTTGACAGCATTAAATCAGTGTTTGACGGCTCGTCCGACTTTTTCAAATTTTTAACCGCAAGTATAGCTATCTTGCCAACAACGTTTTTAACTATTCTGATTTCATTTTTCGTTATCATGTTAGCAATTTGCGTTGTTAAATGGGTATTGAAATAGGGGGTGCAACATGAATTGGTTTTCACTTATGAAGTCGCTTTTTGTTTCAATTCAACACTTAATGTGTTTGCGTATTCGTTTTGGTGAATTTAGTTTCACAGTAGGTGCAATGATTATCGGATTGTTTGTTATATCCTGCTCCGTTGCTCTGCTAAAATATCTTTTCCACAATACATAAGGAGTTGTTAAAATGGTTTCAATATTAAAATTATTCGTCCTGTCACTGATAGTAATTCTTGCTATCAGTGCAGTTCTTGGCGTGGTGGCGTTCTTTATGGACTTGCACGCCTTTAAATCTGATAAAGAATTGTCGCTCCCTCGTAAACGGCTTATAGAAGCACTATACGAGGAACAGGAGTTAAAAAAGCAATCGGCTGAACAGCCACAGAACACGCCACAGAGCGACAAGCAAGAGCCTGAGAAAGAGGGGTGGTAAATGTGTTATATGATGTTCAAAACGCTTGCTATCAGCTTTTAAAGCTTCTTGGCTGTGACTTAGCCGCCATTGACGTTATAAAGACGTGGAAACAGTTCGGCGTGTTGTGCTTGGAATTTGTCTTTGCCTGCATTATGCTGTTCCTGCTGTGGAAAATGCTTTACAATGCTATGATACGATTTTTCAGTCCTCGGAGGTGATAGCTATTTTTACTATTTTGTCTTTTCTCATTATTGGTGTTATACTTTATTTTAATTTTTATGATGGTGATGAATAATGATTCTTTTTGATTACTTTTTACGCCTGCCTTCCTTGGCGACGTATGTAGCTTATGACAAGGCTACAGCCTTATATTTTAATTGGTCGCAAATATTCAATGGTTGGGGTATACACTTATTTGTCGGCAAATTCGGTGCAGGAAAAACTTCTCTCATGGTCGCCGAAGCTTATGAACTCTGTCGCAAATATCCTCAGCTTCATATCTTGACAAATATTAATATCAAAAACTTTCCCGACTATACGGAAATACTTCCCTTGAACACTGCACAAGATATCCTCAACGCCCCTAAAAACACGCTTGTACTTATTGATGAAATAGGTACTATTTTCAATAGCCGTGACTTCTCGGGCGGTAAATGTGCCGTTCCTAAACCTCTATTTCAGCATTTGTGCCAATGCCGTAAACGGCGTATGATGATATATGCAACAGTGCAACGTTTCAACTTGCTTGACAAACAAATAAGAGATATTACCGCAGACGTGACCGCTTGCCATACGCATTTTAAACACCCATTTTGCCGTATACAGACTGGTTACACATATGACATTGAAGAATACGAACTCTATGCGGAAAATAAGGCTTATACTCCTGCTCAGATGTATAACCGCACATACTTACAGACAAATAAACGCCGTCAGCTCTACGATACATCACAGCTTGTTACGAATATGCTTGCAAAAGAGTATCTCAGTGATGAAGAAATACTCGCCAATCGTGAGGGCATAGAGCCTAACACACAGCCACTTGACCGAAAGCAAAAGAAATCTATTCGCAAGCGGAAAAATGCTTGGTAATGAAACAACTCGCAGTGGTTGCCGTGAGGCTCACTGCGAGTTGTTGTTGTTGTCGTTATTGTTGTAATTATTGCCCTGACTAAATCTATTAATCAGTATCATATTAGTGTCTAACAAGTTCTTGTTCATCATTTCAAGTCGCTTGTTGGTTTCCTGTAATTCCTTGTATGTCTTTTCTGTGTTGCCTGCCGTGCAGATAATAGCAACAAACAATATTATGTTGATTATGATAGCAATTATTGCTATCACAACAGCCGTTGTAACTGCTGTTTCGCTCATTTCAATTAAACCCATGTTCTCACCCCTCGTCCGTATGTGTTTTTATTACTATGTGGCTGTCCTCTGCTGATTTTATCTCCTGTCTGACAGCATATTTCAAATAGCCTGCCTTTGACATTCCTAGTTCTTTTGCTCTGTCCTCTATCATTCTGTTAAACCCTTTAGGTGCTTTAAATTGCACTTTCTCTGTGTTTTCCTTATCCCATTTATCACGGGCTTTTCTTTGTGCTTCTGATACTGCCATTAAATCACCACCTTGCTATTATTATACATCATAATTTAGTAAATGTCAACAATTATTTCTACGGTATCCCGTAACAGTTTCTTTACAAATAGTTTACTCTATATATGTATATCTCTACGGTATCCCGTAGTATAATATATACAGACAAAGGGAAAGCGGATAATCCACAAACCGCAGAAGAAAGGGTGTTTAAAATGAAAAAACTAATTTTATATCGTGTTGATTTTGATATTAAAAAATTCGGTGAACATCATTATTTTTACTATTGCTACGCTCATAATGCTAAAGAAGCTCGCTCTTTTGCTGAAAATGCTTGGTATTCTTATAATATGTCACATATGTTTCATATATCTGTTTCTCGTGAGCTTAACAGCTCTATTGTATATAATCTTTGTAACTTTTATCTTGTTCGTGATTATTAACAGTTCTAGGGGGTTGACTGTTTCAGCCCCACCCCACAAATTTAAACGAAATGAGGTGATAGTATGTTGACAACTTTTATTTTAGGTTTCGGCGTTCCTTGGTTAATATTTTTTCTTTTTTGGAATGATGATGACGATTAAATCTCGAAACTTTGATAGGGAGAACAACTTCCCCTTTGTCAATACCTACTTATGTCTTTCTCAACCAAACCCCACTCCTGTGGGGCGGTCGGTCTGCGACCGTTTCAGACGGCGTAGCCGTCGGAGCGGGGATTCTGAATGGCCAC